GATATCTTCGGCGGTTCGTTTGTCAAAGACTACGAGACCAAGAAGTTGTCTACCCTACTCGACGAATACTGGTTCAATGGTAAGACCTTCTTCAAGCTCCTATACGGAAACGCCGTGTCGATACCGAAAGAGCAACTCCTACTAGAACTTCGGCAAGCGGGGTTCTCTGTCAGGGTCAGGAGAGGTAGGGCGATCAGCGAGGTCGAGGAAGCTCTCCTGACAGTTAGTAACAACAATCGGATCGATGAGATCGCACCTGTGGTGTTCTCAAGTGACCGCATTGTGTCCTATAATGCTACCCGTATTCTCAACTGCTCTAACCTAGTTCCAGTGGAGCCAGACTCGGATGGAGATCCAGCCAAGTGGCCGTTCCTGCACCAATGGCTGAATCAGCTATTCGCAAACAGTTCAAAGAACCCCGCCTTAGATTATTTTTACTCATGGTTGCAGCGTTTCTATACTGCGGTTTTGGATAGGGTTCCCTTACAGGGACAAGCTCTGCTGCTGGTCGGGCCGACAGGTCGCGGCAAGTCGCTATTGTCGAACAAAATTATCAGTGGCCTTGTAGGGGGTTTCTCTGATGCGTCTGACTACCTGTCAGGTCAGACGAAGTTCAACAAAGACTTAGGTCGTGTCGCCTCATGGGTTATTGACGATACGACCTCGGCAGCTAGCTTCCAAGACCAGAGACGTGCGACCGAACTTCTCAAGCGTGCGGTAGCCAATCCGAGAGTTGAATATATGGCCAAGTATGCGGACGCCATGTCGATTCCTTGGACAGGCCGAGTTACCCTGTCGCTGAACATGGACGCAAACTCACTGTCAGTGATCCCGTCTCTGGATACCAGTAACCGCGATAAGCTCATGGCTTTGTTGATTAGCAATAAGTCCACTAATAGTTTTCCGGCTAACTCCCAGCTAGAGGCTACCATCGAACAAGAGCTGCCCCACTTAGGTAAGTTCCTGCTCGACTGGAAAGTTCCTAAAGAAGTCGAGGACGTTGGTAGGTTTGGGGTTAAGTCATACATCGACCCCACCATCGCGGACGCCGCTTACGACAACAGCAGTCGCAGTTCCATCGCGGAGTTGGTCGAGTTCTTCGCCAAGCGTTGCCGTGAGATTTACCCTGACATGGGTAAATGGAGCGGGACTCTGACTGAGTTTCAGGTGATGGTGCATGAACTAAACAACGGTCGTGACGTTGGTTCTTCTCGTAATCTGGAGTTCTGCCGAAGAGGTATGATCACTCTGGAAGAAGCTAGTCGGGTCAATAACAAGATCCGGCCCGTCATGTCCCAAGGACAAGGGGGAGGTAAGTTATGGAGCATTGACCTAAGTGAGAAATACGATATAGGTTATACTTCGGATGACAAACGAGGACATGAGGAGGCAGGAGCTTTGCGGTGAATTTTGGCTGGATCTGCGTGAAGCCATAGAAGAAGTCGGGGGAGACCCATCAACTATAGACCTTTACGCGGACGCGCCACTTAGTGAGTTCATCGAACTCGTAGCACCAAACGGCATAAGACCCTTCTTTAAAAAGACGGGCCACATCCACCACAAAAAACTACCGCCGGAGGAAGAGTGACTCGAAAGCGTCGGGCCTACGAGTCTTCCTGATCTCGATGTTGTATCCGTCAGCCTTGAAACGGAACCCGTCTTTGTCTAGCGATCCTCTCTTATCGAATCGTTTTTTATGGATGATCGTCTTCTTAGGAGTCCACCCGCAGAGCCATACCTTACGTAGACCTTTGTGGACCCGCATAAAGAAGTATATGTCGGCCTCAAACTTACTAAATTTGGTTCTGACTACTGAAGCGTTGTAGTCCAGTTTAGGCGGGGTGGTGCAGCTCTTGGCCTTAACGTCAACCTTGAGACCCTTGTATTCGTAGTCGTGGGTGAAGGACTTGTCTCCGACGTAGTCGAACTGCTTGAAGGTATTCTCGAAAGCGACCTCACCCAAGAAGCCAGTCATGTTTCCTTTGCCGTTAGTGAATGATGTCCTCAATTCACCTAACGCATCGGATCTTCGGCACGCTTCCGCGACATCTTCTGGCGTAGGTTTGTAGAGTATGAAACGACTCATGATTTGCGCTTACGCGCTTTCTTCAGGAGCCTCTTTTTGCTCCTGTATCTCGCGGTCTTCTCCGCGATCTTTTTCGGCTGCTTGACGTATTGTTTGCCCTTACGCATGCCTTTACGTTTTTTGCGACTGGTTCGGGCATATTCCTCGTCAGTCAAAGCTTCACGCGCAGCCTTCGGTAAATACCGCTCGCCCGTTTTGAGCGACGGCTTACCTGACTTGGTTCCCCACTTCTCCCGTGTCCAGTTGTCGAGGGATCTCTGTGAAGCTTTCTTGGGCATTAGTAACCGGATTGGGGTTTGGCGCGTTTACGGATTATCTTCTTAGCCTTCTTTTTAGTAGACGGCTTAGTGTGTCCGTAGCCTCTCTTCTTCATGGCAAGGTGCTGCTCGTAGGTGTTAGCCTTGTAGCCTTTGCCATTCTTGTCGTACATCATGTGTGGTTTGAAGTCTTTCTTCATCTGTTTCTCTAGGGTTGGGTTTTAGTTAATTTCGATAGCCTCCTCCGGCTTTTTTGTATCGTGCTGCTAAAAGTTGTGCTTTTCGTGCGGACCATTGACCTGCTTTACCGCCTTTAGTCCCTGCTTTGATTGAGTTGAATAGACGCTTCCTCATCGTAGGCTTCGTGTAGTTGCCTGCCTCATTTACTCTGGATTTGCTTTTCTTCTTCATTCAGATACTCTCTGTTCTACTCGTTCTGCGAACGATGCTTTCTTCTTCGCTTCCTCTTTCAGAAGGTTAGCGAGAAGCTCCATTCTGGATGCTACGCCTGAACCGGATTCTTTAGCTGCTTTGTATTCGTCATTATCGAGAAATTCTTTAGCGGCTTCAGTAAATTTACCTTCTCGGATGTTCTCCATCGTTTTAGGTGAGCCGGACAAGCCTCCTCTATAAACAGATGAAATCGCGGCGTCTTGAAGGTCTGGAGAAAGGTCAAAGAACTTGTCGCCAAGCATATCTGATTTAATCGCACGCGACGCCTTATCGGTAATCGATTTCATCATCATGGCTCTAGCGGTTTCTTCCGTGACGGACTTACCAGAAAGATCGGCTTTATCCGCGATGCCGCTCTTCCCCATCGTAATCTTGCCAGTGTAGTAGGGTGACTTCTTATAAGCGGCGTCACTACCATCACCAATGAGGCTACCGTAACCGACAGTCCAATATCCTTTGGAGTCTTTATAAGGCTTGGCGACGAACCCTTCTTTGCTCTTAACTTCTTCTGCTAGCTTTGAAAAACTGTAGGGCTTTTTGTTGGGTGCTACTAATACGGGATCTGGCATTACTTTAGGCGTTTAAGGATTCTTTCGTAGGCTGGAAAGAAGACTTCATCAATACAGCGGACACAGGCTTCTTCTTCAAAGTTTTCGCAGAACGAAATACCAGCGATGTGGAAAGCGGCGTGCAACATTTCATGGCGTAGGGTAGGGATGATTTCGTGTTCTGGGAGTTTATTGTGTAACTGGATTATTCGTTTCTCATGAAGATACTGTCCGTAGCAACCCTCTAACTCAGTCTTATGGATCTTGATCCGCTGACCCGCGATCATGACTGATTTTAAGGATTTCACTTTCTTGATCTGTTACTTGATTTACTGAGTAGTCGTAAGTTTCCGCGTGAGTTGTTTCTAGGATTGCCGTCTTTGTGGTCAACGTCCTTGCCCTTGACCCGCTTCCCTAAGATCTTCTTCATTTTACGGCGTGCGCCATTACGGCTAGCCCGATTCTTTTTCTGTTTCGGCTTGCTATGGTAGTTGTCGTATTCTTTTTGGTAGTCCCTCATGCGTTTTTAAAGTAGCTGACGATTGCCTGTGCGTATACGTCGGCTAGTAGTGCGTGTTTCACATCAAATAGAACCCATTCCTTTGGGCAGCTACCGAAGAAAGGCTCGCAGATCACGGCTGGTGGTGGCACGCTCCTCAAGAACCCGCCCCCGCGACCGTCTGATTCAATCGGCTTGATCCCTCTATCCGACTGCACTTTAAAAGTCTCAGCGTGGGCTTCTCGGAAACACTCAGCCAGACGGCGACCGTTGTTGCTGGTGTGGTAATACAGGTATTCGTAGCCCTCTGCTTTCGAGCTTGAGTAGCTGTTGAAGTGCAATTCAATCGCGATGTCACACTTCTCCTTCGCGACGCTTTCGCCTAACCAGTCCATCGCACCGCCGTAGCTCTCCGACGGATAGTCATCGAACACAACGGATTGGACTCCTTGGTGGCGCAGGTGGTTCTTCAGCAGGTCTGCTACTTTCTTGTTGTAAGTCCACTCGTCTACGCCGCCGACGGAAGTGGCTCCTTTGTCTCCGATCCGGCTGTGGCCCACACAGATGGCTACTTTCTTGAGCTTCCTAACCTTCTTACGCTTGACGGCTTTAGCCGCTTTGTAAGCGGACACAAGTTCTAATATCTTGTCGAGTATTTGGCTTGGACTCATTTGCCGATTATGATTGCGCGACGATAAGAGTAGTCGCTGTGAAACTTCTGGCCTCGTCCTTTTAGCTGGCCCTCTACGAACTGATACGTGGCCCCGTCAATCAGAGTCACGGTCGGGGGATCGAGTAATGCGCTCTCGTTCAAACTTGAGTCGCTTTGCCAAGCGTTCGATCCGCAGCTTTGCAGCAGGAGAACCGTCAGCGGCAAGATCATCAATGTCGTCTTCCAGTTCATAAACGTATCTTCTTCTTTTCCAGTTAATCATAGCGACGTATGCCTTGATTAACTCAGTGAGCAACCTAATCACTTATCTTTAGCCTTGAACACGTTGAGCGCGAGCCAGTCGATAACCTTGTAGGCTTTACCGATAAAGGTATCGTCTGCTGGCGTTGGGGTGAGGGCAGCGATAGCTGATGCGGCTGCGATGACGGCGGTAACAACCCCGAAGAGCTGTTCTTTGTTTTCGATGATGTAGTTAATCATTTTTCTTACGGTTGCGGAATTTCTCAACTGCCGTTATAGCAGAGAGGACGGCGATGATCAAGCCGAGAAAAGCTGAGACCATCTGGATGATTACGTTGATATTTTCAGGCAGCGTAGACATAAAAACGAATATGGATGCTAGGATACCGGAGATTGGGTGTGTAATGTGTTGGAACATTGAATTCTAGTTTCTATTACGGGAATGTTTCGTTTAAATTTCCTCAGTAGGCTCAGGTCTAACAGAAAGCCATTCCAACTCCGTGACGATGGATACGTCTCCTTGATCGATGTATGGCTCAAGGACGGCGAGGTCATCAGAGGTAACTCTCCA